AATCTGCCATATTGAATGCGATGATGTCAGCAATTGCTGGATCAACATCAGACAATGAGAACAGTTCTAATTTACGTGTAGCAATTGCAGCGTTACCGTATTCGTTTAGAGTTACGGTTACGTTGCTTGTGTTTCCTAAAGCAACTGAATCAGGATCAGTAGTTTCAGTTAATGTTCCTGTTACTGCAGATAGATCTGTGTATAATTGGAATACGACAGATGAACCTGGCATTGCTTGTTGTGCTGGACGCTTATCTGCAACATCGCGGATAAGTGGCATAGCACGTAATGCAAATTCAACATAGCGGTCATAAGCGGTCTGTACCAAGGAAGTTCCGAGGGACGAGGTGCTTGTGTCTGTATATGCATTTGCCATAGTTGTTCACCTTCTTTCAAGGTTGATAGTAGTTGCGGTTATCTACCGAGAGATTGACCAAACAACAGCTGATCAAGTTCATCTTTTGTCTTCGCAGACATAACCTTTTGGTGTTGCGTTTGCTCACCTGAAGGGTTCTGTGCTGTTGAAGTAACATTATTGATTCGTTGATTAGCGTTGATTGTTTCCTCATCAACGGCAGGTTGAGCAGACTCTGCAGGTTGAATACCGAATACATCACTGTATTCGTTTAACCAAGCATCAATCTGTTCAGGTGTGTTCACATCACCAGGAATAAGTTTCGCTAGTTTATCTGATACACCTTTTGAGGCCAATACATCTTTGACGGAACGAGAACGCATTTCAGAACGCATTTGGTTAAGTTCAGCCTCAATGGCTTCTCTTTCCTTTTGTGCTTTCTTTAGTGCTTTGCGAAGTTCGGCTGGGCCGTTATCTTGTTCTTCGTATTCGTCTTCGTATTCGTATTGGTTGGCCATTGCAGCCACTCCCTTTCATTAAGTTGTCGTAATCCACATACACAAACAGGGGAATCTGTGATGGCTATTACTACCGGGCTTCGGTTACGCTTCTAAGTGCCGGTGCGCTTAGCAGGTCTTTAAAACTGGCCTTGTGTTCCTTGTGTTAAGGAACCTCTCGCAGTACCAGATCTTCCACCAAATGTGGCTTGTTCCATTTCAGTAAGTCTTTTACGTCTTGTTGCTGCTTCAGCGCTCATAGGTCCGCCAAAGGCTTCAGCAATAGCTTGTTCTTGACCGTATGCTTGTTCTCTGCCATAAATTTGTGAAAGTCTTTCAGCAGCTGGAGTGATTTGTGCAACAGCTTGGAAACCTTGTTCTGCTTGTTGTCTAGTTACACCCATACCTGCATATTGTTCAGCAGTTGATGTACCAACATCTAAACCTTGTCTACGTGCTGCTGCACCAAATTGGGCTGCTTGAACACGTTTGTTAATAAACGGTAATGAACGTTGTGGATCAAGGGTATAGGCCAACATATCACCAGATGACAAACCATACATACTTTGTAATGATTCTTTGTAGTAAGGATCTGATCCTTCTAATGACAAAGATGCTGCATCTACGCGTGATTTGAGTTCTGAAGGGGAAACATCCACACCAATAAAACCACTAAAATCATCAGAACTATCATAGAAACCTTCTGGTAATCCAGCAGTTCTCATAATTTGTTTGTATGCTGATTCTGTTGCAAGATATTCAGCAGGTGATAAAACAGGTAAACCTGCTTTTTTACGTGATTCATTACCAGCAAATCTTTTTTGATATTCTGGTGCATCTTGAAGTTTAAGTGTTACGGTATCAGCTGAATAACCATCTTGAACATATTGTTTAATTAATGGGGCTAATGACTCAAGACCATAGTTTTTAAATAGAAGACTTAATTGTTCAGTCCAGTCAACACGTTGTGCTTGAAGGCGAGCAGCTTCAACTTCTTGTGCTGCACGTCTTGCTGCTTCTTCAGCAGAAATTTGAGGAGTAGTACCTGCAGCAGCACCAGTTACGCCATAAACACCGGAAGGATAAATAACTTTATTAAGTTGAGCATCAAGTGTTTTTAATTGTGCAGAAGTAGGATTTTTAGGAATTTTAACAGAAACATTAGGATCTACTTTTTTAGCTTCTGCAAGACGTTGATTAAGATATTCTTGTCTAGTCGGTTTTTTTTCAGCCATTAATATACCAATCCAAAGTCAGACAAAACCTTACGAGCCGTTCCCATTAAGTCTTGTTGTGCGTTCTTTGTATATCTCCAACGTTCATCTCTGCGAAGTTCTTTTTCAAATTCCCACAAAGGTTTAGTAATTGGTTGACCCTCAGCATTAAGACTGGTAAAGGCTTGCTTAATTGTTGGGTCATCTAAACTAATATCATTAGGATTAATTTCAAGGGTGTTAGCCATTGATTGAAGATAAGGTGATGCTATTTGCTTAACTGTGTATCCTGCATCAATTTGCTTAGCAAGGGTAGGATAACGAGATTTAGCTAAATCTTTAATTGCTTGAGTTAATGTGTCAGCATCAGCAACACCGGTTAAAACATCTTTAGCTGATTGGGTAAACCAATCTGGACCATAAGAAACACCAAAGTCTGCTGCAGTTGATTTTAACTTAGAAATGGTGTTTGCTGCTTCACCCATTGCAAAATCAATATTACCAATTTTAGCGATACGTGGATTGATAGTGGTTGCATCTAATTCACCAGCAGCGTATTGATAACCAAGATCATTTACTTGAGCATCTGTTAAAACAACACCTAATTGTGTTGCAAGAAGTTTAACTGCCTCACGTTTGCTTTTAATTTCTTTAGAACTTGGTCCGGTGCCGTCTCCACCAGTACCACCTTTAACCATATAAGCCAAGGTATCAAAAGCTGTTTGATTAGGATCAGTTTGATTAGCTGCTGCAGTATTCTTAACGGCTGATGTCCAATACTTTTGTATTGTAGCATCGTCAGGATTTGAACCACCATTTTGAATAATAACTTGACGTATTTGTTCTTTTAGTTTTTGACCTTCTGGGCCAAGAACATTTATACGACCAATTGCAGCTTCTGTGTCAATAACACCAGTCTCAGTAGGTCTTAGTCTTACTGGTTGACCATAACGTCCTCTGATAACTTTTTCAACACCAGCAATAGGACCAATGTTTACGGTTGATCCGTCACCAACAGCAAGGTCACTCATTACTTCACCAAGAACGGTGCCAGTATCTTTTACAGCAGTGCCACCAGAACCAGCAACAGGAACAGTAGGTTCAGTTGTACTGGCTTCGTTTTGAATTGCTTGGGCTTCTACATTGTTTAATAAATTTTGTCTTTGTGTTTTTAAGTTTTCAACTTTAGCTTCAAGGTCTTCAACAAACTTTCTAGTTAAAGGAGAAGAAGGTCCCTTTTGTCCTGGAACAGCAGGCATTTTGCCAGAAGTTTTTACACTACGAAGTTGTTCTTCAAGTCGTCTAATTTGAACATCAGCATCAGCAATGTTATCTGCTTTAGCTTCTTCTCTTTTTTTCTTACCCGTAACTTCTTGTACTTTTTCACGAACTGAAACAGCTTTTTCTTCTGCAATTCTAACTTTTTCTTTTTGAGCATCAATTTTTGCTTGAGTAGCAAATTCTGGCTTAAATAGTTGAAAGTCTTCTTCAAGATCTTTTAACTTTTTACGTTCTACGTTTAATTGAGAAATAGCTTTTCTTTGAGCTTCGGGAACTAAAAGCGCGCTACCACCTCTACCAACTTGAGCAATAGTTGGAGCTATAAACTGATCTTGGTTTTCCTCAGTTACATTTACTGTTTCTTCAGCCATAGTTATTGGTTTACTTCTTCCTTTTATGCCGCCACCGGCTAGTCTAATGTTTGAGCGAGAAGGACCAGTGCTCATAAATTCTTTGTAGGTTCCCTCGTTAAAGGTTGTCCAGTCTTTCCAGGTCTTACCTTTTTTGCTAATCTCATAAGCAGCCTTAGCATTGTAAACTGGATCAAATAACTTGTCTTTAATTCTTAGTTTATCTGCTTCGTTAAACTTAGGATCGTTAGGGTTTTTTAAACTACGTATTTGAAATAAACCAATGCTTTCATCCCACTTGCTATTAACACGATCTTTGTCACCAATAGCATCAGAATCACCTTTAGATTCAGCTAAAGCAATAGCAACCATAATAGGGATATCCTTATTAGGCACACCAGCTTTGACTAAGATGTCAATGATTTCTTCTCTAGTATATTGAGCCATTATTCATTTCCAATATATTTGTCATAAACCTTATCTTGAGATAAGAAACGGTCATAAAGATCGCTAAATCCAATATCATCTTGCTTTAAGCGTCCAACAGCTGCATCAAAAGCTTTAGCTAATTCAATATTAGCCTTTGCTTCCAAAGTCTTGGTTTTACGCTTTGAAAGTTCTTTAGCAACTTGATTTCTCAAAACCAAATATGCACCAACTGATTTCCAAGTAGGATTATCAGCATTGTTTTGCATAAAGCTTTCATCATTTAATATTCTTGTTAAACCACGAATAACTCGGTTTGTTTTAGAGCCATCTGTATCAAGATAGTCATCATACCAAGCAACGTTTTCATTTGCTAACTTAGTAATCATTTCGTCACGAAGACCTTTAAGGTCTCTGGCTCTACGATCACGAAGTGAACTTAAACCACGTGCCATAAGCACTGGTTCAATTTCGGTTGACATAAATTGACGGTATTGAATCCAGCCAAGTTTTGCTTGGTTACGTTGTGCTACTTCTACAGGATCTGCAGTACCACGAAATGTTTGTTTAGTTCCAGGTGCTACAGGTGTAGCGTATTCCCATTCGTAAGCAGCTTGAGAGAAATCATAACCAGTAGGATTATTTACGATTAAACCAATAAGTGAAGGTTCAGTAGAATACAAATCTGCAACAAGGTCTTTGTTAGACTTAATTGACTTAACTGCGTCAACTGATGCTTGAACTCCACCAACATTTTGTGAAAGGCTCATAGCAAAGTCAAAGAACTCTTCGCCAAATTTTTCCAAGAATTGTTCATCGGCTTCTTTACCAAAAGTTCTTTGGTATTCACGCCACTTATCCATATACATACGATATGGTGTATCAAAACGTGGAGCAAAAGGAAGAACCAAGTTAGCAACAGTTCTCATGTTGTAATAGGCATCAACCTTTTTTTGAATTTCACTTGCTGACAAATATGGTTGCCCATTTGCTCTTGCTTTGTGTTGTTCAGTTGTCCAAATAAGTTGGTACGCGCGTGCGTACTCTGGACTGTTCTGACCTTGTGCTCTAGTTATTTGACGTTTAACCCAAGCAGGTAATAATGCTTGAACAGCATTACGTTCAGGTCCAAAAGGCAAAGCCCATTTTAATGATTGCTCTAATTCTGGTTTACGTTTAACAATTTCAGATGCTGGTATTCCAACATAAGGACCAATTGGTACTTCAAATCCACCACCAAGAACAACATCTAGTGATCTCTTAGGAATACCCATTTGGGTTAGTGAAGAAAAGCCAGTAAGTTTTTGTAAAGATTTAGGAACTTCAATCCAGATAACACCAGTGTTACCAAGGTTCTCTGGTGGTATTTGATTACCTTCTTGATCTGTTACAAGACCTGCACGATTAGGTGCTGTCCATAATAGTTGAGCACGATTTATTAATGCTGGATTGTTACCGATAAGTCTTGCCCAAGTTTTAATAGCATTTTCTTGTGCTGAGAAAAACGGAGACATTAAACGAACAGCAGTTGATCCACCAATGTTGCTTCTACGAACAACTGTAAACAAAGTTCTATTAACTTCACGTAAGGCAAAATTATGAGCAGCTTTCATAGCCAACTCTTGTTCAGCTGATGTTAAACCTGCGCCTTTAAGGTTTTCCATTAAAGCAAAACGTTCAGTTAATTCTTTACGATACAAAGAAATGTAAAGTGGGTATCTTGCCCAAGTGTCTTCAGGTAATGTACCTAATGCTTGAAAAGCTTTATTAATACCATTGTTAATGGTTTGACCAATGTTATTGGTTAAGTTTTCAGAGATAACTCTACCGTGAATATTAGGATTAACATTAGGATCTGGATACCATGAACGCATTTCGCTAGGAGTAACAACTCCACCTTTAGCAATACGTTCAACTAAAGCATTATCGGCTGTTTCTGGTACATATCTGCGTATCATATTTGTTACGCCAGCTACATAGTCAGCAACTTCGCCTCTGCTTAAGCCAAGACCTGGTAAAGCTTCAACGTCTGCGCCTTTTTGAAACGCTTTAGGGCTTAATTTGGTACGAAGTCTACGTCCTTCAAGACTATTTGCTAACCAAGCTTGAGTTTCTTTTTGAGCTTGAACCCAATCTCTACCATTTTTTTGATATTGGTTAAGATAAAACTTTACTACCTTAGAATTACCAAATTGATTATTAAGAACTCTAGACCATTCTTCGTAATAGTAAAGAGCATCTGGGGTTACGACTCCGTAACCTTCATTTTCAACTCTACGAGCAATATATTTTGGATTACTTGCTGCCATATTTTCATATGTGCTTTTATTTGAAACCTTTTGTCTGTAAACTTCTGCATTTCGTGAACCAAAAGCGTCATCAACAGAATAGTTTTCAGGGTTAAACTTGCTTGGTACTGTAATTTGACCTTGACCAATAGTTTTAAGTTTATTTACTTCTTCTAATCTGGTTATTTCATTATTGATTTCATCAAATTTTTCTGTTATAGCATCAAGAGTTCCTTGCAATTGCTCTTTTTCAGCAATTAAATCAATATCACTCTCAGGCCAGTTATTTAAATATCTAGCAACATGTTGTTCTTCAGCGTATGTAACAGATTCTCTAAGTGATTGTGGTGTAATTTTACCAGCTTGATAACTTATGTAATCATCAACAAACTGTGCTTTTTTAGCTTCTGATGGATACCAAGATACTTCTATACCACCTTTACCTGATCTGGTAAAGCTTGTTATAGCCTGTTCTATTTCACCAGGTCCCATTTCAACTCTGCCAATACCTTGCAAGTCTGGAAATAAGATTTCTTGAATATCCTCAATAGTGTAATCAAATAAAGGATCATCTTTTCTTAATTTAACAGGATTGCCGTATTTGTCTTTCTTCCAAAACTTTCTTAAAATGTGTGCTGGAAATACACCAGTTTTTCTAAAAGTTGCTAATTCTATTTTGTTGGTGATAAGTTTTTCAATATTGTTTACTTGGTCGCCACCACCAGATATGGACTGCTTCCACTCATCTTCTGCTGCTTTTATTGTATTTGGCTCATTAAACATAGCTTCTTGTTCTTTGCGAACCATACGTTGTAATGTATCTTCATTACCAAATTTAATGGCATCAATGTCATTAGCATCAAGACCTTCCATAGTAAATGGAGGGATCTCTGGACCTTTATTAAAGTCTTCAATTCTCTTATTAACAGACTCAAGTGCTTCACGTGTTTTACGAACTTCAGGACCAAAAGCATTTAATTCTTCTTTAAGTCTTCTAGCCTTTTTAAATCTGTTTTCTCCAGCACGCAAACTTTTTACGTTATCAATCATACGTTTGCCACGTGGACCAGAGTTTTCAATAAAATTCTTTACACCCTCTGGTAAAAACTTCAAAGCTGTTAATGGACCAAATGCAGCAGTAATACGTAATTGTGCTTCAAATGCGTTACGCATAGTGTAACCTAAACGAAGCAAGGTACCGGCTTTAAACAAATCATTTAAAACATCTGCAAAATCAATAAGACCTGAAGCAAAATCAAAAGGTGCTTGTATTATTCTTTGGTCTCTTTTTAGAGATGTAAATAAAATATCAAAATCCATGATAGGCAAAAAGTTTTCAGTTTGTGATTCAAGAATAGGTACTTTAAGTACGTCTCCTGATTCATCAATACCGAAGCCTAGTTCTTTAAACTTAGCTAAAGCAGTTGAACGATTATTGGTATACTTTTTGTAGATCTTATCTATATTTGATTGATCTATTCTGTATAACTGAGCAGCTCTTTTAGAAACTTCTCTTTCAAGACCATAGATAACTAAAGCGCGTTGTTCTGGACCTGCTGCTGCAGCAAAGTCTTCAAGAAACTTTGTTGCTTCATCGCCAGACATACCAGATATTAATTTACCTGTGTCATCATATTTTGCTGGACCAAGGTTTGCTATTGCTCTAGTTAATGCTGCAGAAAATTCTTGATAAGATTGAGTATCATTTAAATCAATCATACCAGCAGGACGTTCATCTGCTGCCCAAGTAATCTTTTTGTATGCTCTGTGCATTTTAGTTGGTTGATAAATATCTTCAGTTGCTTGACCAACTGGTTTATCGTAAAACTTTGATGTACGACCTTTGGCTATAAAATCTTCAAAACCTTGAACTCTGTTTGTTCCAACAGTTCTTCTCAAAATAGGCTTGTTAATTATATTGCCTTGAGCGTCACGACCTAGTCCAACAAACTTTTGGAAATAAACATCATTTGCTGCAAGATCATCATATTCTCTTTTAACTTCATCAACAACAGAAGTTCTCTCTCCTAGTGGAACATTTCCTGTTCCGTTAGGTGATGGATCTGGAGTAATTAAAGCATTTTGTGTTGCTGTTGGTTGACCAGTTGAATTCTTAAAAGCATAAGCTTGTGATGGGCGTAGTTTTTCAAAATCTAATAAAGCTTCTTTATCACCAAGAGCCATGCGAAGAACTAAGGCTGTTTGGTTTTCGTCAGCTGATTGACCAAGTAAATATGCAAGTGTTGTTGGATCATCAGATGATTTAACTAAATCTCTAGCAAGAGCGTAATCAACGCCATTTTCTGTAAAGTCTTTAAGTGTTCTAGAATATTTGTTAACATCAATACCGGTACCAATACCAGCTTGTGCTTCTTTAATATCATCAATTGCTTTTAATATTAGTTCAGCGTTGTTATTTAAAGCGTTAATTCCGTATTCGCCTGCACGGGCTATTTTAACAGCCTTGCCACCAACGATTGTTAAGTCACCTAATATTTGTACTGTAAAATCAAATGATCCTGAAGAAAGTTTGCCAAACATTGACTCTTTAAAGATTTGATCTCTTTGTTCTTTGTTAAAGATATCAAATTCGTTAAAAAGTGAAGGTGTGCCTTCTTCTTTAAAAGCGTCACGAAATACTTTATTACCAAATATGTTTGCTGATAAAGCTTGACCAAAAGATACTTCATCACGGGCTTCCCATGATTTTTTCCATACATCGTAGTCAAAAAACTTACCGACATCTTCTTTACCTTCACCAAGTGGGCTTGTTTGCCAACCGGTTAAAAGAAGTGTAGTTAAAGGTTCACGAACAAAGGTTCTGTTAACAGCATCAATGCCAGATAATATGTCCCCAACTGGGCGTGCAACACTTTTACCAAGGTTGCCAAAAGATGTTTTTAGAATATTAGCAACGCCATTGAATTCTTCTTCATCATTAAACGGGGCTGAGCCTATATCCCAAACAAGTTTGAAAGGGGCAAGAGCGGCACCACCAAGGTTTTTACTTAATGTTTCTATGCGCTCTGTAAAACTCAAACTGCATCCCTTAGTTTTCTAATTACAGCTCTAGTAGTAGGCGAAGTTGTTGGCATTGCAGCAATACGAAGTAATGCTGGCATGTACATTGCAATTTCTGTACGATATTTGTCGTTAGCTATTTGATCTGCATCAAACAAACCTAAAGCTTCCATACCTGCACCAGCTCCTGCATCTGCACCAAACGTTACAGGTTCTCCTGGGCGTTGTGATGGTGCATCTAAAGGAATAACTGGTTGAGAGGCTGCGGCTGATGCGAGGCCCGAAGGCATACTTGATTGTTCAATACTCGGAGCCGCAGCCAAAGGAGCGGCTTGCTGCGTTTGCATTAGAGCCTGTCCTTCTCCGTATGGGAGACCTGGGACATATTTGGCTGATTGTGCTGCGTTACCGCTTTGACCATTACCTCCACGTGCAGAAACATTCATAGGATTGTTTTGCGGTGCAGTTGGTCTCATTCCACCTCTTGCCATTTATACGTCCTTAAATTTAATTAATTATTTACTTGCGTGTTTTGGTGCTTTACCACCACGTGTACCAGATGGTTGTGCAGAGAACATTGTCTTTGACATACCTGGTTTTGCAATTTTTGGAACACCAGATTTTCTTACTGGTTGTTCGTATGCTTTTGCAGATGAACCTTGATTTGCTGGTTTCTTTCCTGATCCGAATTTCATATATCTCCTTAGATTATCCGGCTGGTATTGCTCTTGCAACACTAGAACTTAGCATTGCGTTTCCTCCACCGGATAATCCGGCGAGAAGATTTTGTATTGCTGGTCGTCCACCTTGTCCCACTTGTCCAGGGACTACGCCTCTTGGACCACCTGTTGATGGTGATAATCCTGAAGCACCACCAGAGGGAGCCATACCTGCGGAACCGGGGACGGGTTGTTCCTGACCAGGGGCTGCAGCCTCAGCAGAAGGTAGTGCTTGAGGGGCGAACGCTTCCGCGATCACCTGCTCTATAGGTTGACCCTTTTGTCTGCCTGCAATTACAGTTGCAATACGACTTAAAATGTCACCAGGGTCTTGACCCTGTGTAGCCAATGAAGGAATTGCTTGTGCATAAGCTGAAACTGCTGCAACAAGAGAGTCACGTAATTTTTCAATTTCAATCTTTTGTTCTTCTTGTGTAACGTTGATTTCCCAAGGCATCTGACGGCGGAGGA